AATTGCACCACGAGTAAGTCGATTAAATGAATCAGTTACATCTCTACCAAGAATTGTACCGGCATTTTTTGCAACTTTGCCAAGACGTTCCATTTGATCAGCAGTAAGTCCTGCTGCTTGTCCGATAGCTGCCGCTTGTGCGGCTTCTCTAAACGCTACTAAGCCGCCTGTGGCTTCTTGTATATTTGCAGTCATCAACTTCATAGAAGTACCAGTTCTGGACGCAAATATTTCTTGACCTGAAGTTAGAGCCGATAAGTCTGCTGCTGTTTTAAAGAACTGAAATGCAGCAGAAAGAGCAAATACACTGGCAGCAACAGTTGCATAGGCGCCAACCAAGCCGCCCATACCTTGTGCCATTTTAGAAAATTCTTTCGTACTATTTGAAGTAGTTTTTGCCGCACCCTTCGTATTACGCTCATAGGACCTGGCAGACTTTCCTGCATTAGTCTGTGCTTCATCTACACCGTCTAAAGCAGTGCGAAGCTTTTTGGCAGACAGAGTTGCTTTCTGCATCTTGCCATTGACTTCAATATCAATAGTAATTTTCTTTGCCATTAACCTGTCACTTTATGGGTGTATGTTTTTCCACCGCCTTTAGATCTGCGCTCTTGCGCTTTTCTTTTTCGTTCTGCTTGTTCTGCTCTATACGATACTAACTTGCTTTCGTAGCTTTTCATTATATACAAGACTGTTTTTATGTCTTGCACTTCATATAGTTTGAAAAAGTAGTCTATTCCATCCCAGTACTTGCCCATGTATGTTCCGCTCATTCCTTCCCAGTGATCTGGGAGAAGGCTAAACATAAAAAATGCCACTTGAACCTCTTCCGGAAAATCAGAAGGGTCGAGCGGCATTTTGGTAGGGTCGGGGTCTTGACCTAATTGTTCACAGACGAGCAGATACTTCTCGACATCAAACTTCGAGTCTGCTTCCCGAATAGACCTTTCTAGTAAAGAGTCTATTCGGGCAAGTTGTTCCCAGTAAAATTTTCGAGGTCACCTACTGCTTCTGTAACCCAAGTATCAAATGTATTTGAGTTTTTCATAAGAAGCTCGGCGTTATCTTGGGTGTAAGCAAGTTCATCTTCAGCGTCAAGACTTGATATATCTACCAAAAGAAGCTCTTCTAGGTAACGATACTTTAAACCTGACCATCCCTTGATGACGGCTTTACAGTATTCAACAATAAATTTTTCTTCGTCGAGAGTCTCTTCTGGTTGGCGTGTTTTTCTATCAAATTTTGTAGAGACACAGCGTTTTCGGAGTTTGACAAGCTCTTCTCGTCCAAGGTAACATAGAGAAACTTGCATTCCGGTAAAGCCAGGAAAATCAATATCGACGGTTTTGCTTGCAGTCATTAGACTTGCGAGTGAAATAGGTGAATCAGACATTTATGGTTCCTTTTATTGAATGAAATTTATATTTTGTAATTATAAGGGAGAGGAGGTAAAAAGTCAAGAACTTTTTTTGCGACATAAAAGAAAAACCCGCCGAAGCGGGTTTTTGGTAAGGAATGTAAGTTACGCAATGGTATTTGTAGTATCTCCGTGGTACGTAAGCTTAACTTCGTTAGCTTCGTTGAAGTCAGTGGTGTATGCGCCAAAGTTAGTTTCAACAGAAATAACATCTTCAATTGAGTGAGTAGGTACGTCAATGTGACACTTTGGAATATTAACTTCAAGACGCGGAGTGCCTGCAACAGCACCACCAACTTGGAAAGTTACATCAAAGTTGTTTACAACTTTATCCAAACCGCCGTCTGTAGTTGTCATATCATTGAAAAGATCGACAGAAGTTCCTTTATCTACTCCATCAGTATCAAGAGTTAGATAACAAGTGAAAGAACCATTAGTGGTACGACCACCTGTTACGTGCTCAATTGGAACGTTTACAGCGCCGAGTTCTTCTGGTACAAGATATGAAATATTGTTTGAAACAGTAATATTTCCACCTGTCAAAGTAAGATTGTAAGTACCTGAAGGGAATTCAGTTGTATCAGGAGTAACACAGAGAAGCTGAGTCAAACGATTTCGAATAAAGGTAGTAGTTGCATTTACTGCCTTATCAATTGCTTGAACTGCATCAGTGCCGCCTGTTCCAGTTACCAAATAAACTTCATTTTGGAAGCCTTTGTTAAATACAATAGATCCATTGTCCGGATCTGCGGCTCTAGCGCCTGTGAGAGCCTTTGCTGCAGTAATAATCTGAGCAGGAGTTGCAGAAGCACCAGAGTTTGTAGCACTTACAACATACGCTTTTTCACCTGCCGTCGCACCATTATCACTAGAAACCATGTCTTTAACCTGCTTTGCAAATCCAGACCAGTTAATGGTTGCAATACCATCTACTTCAAAGTCAATTGATGCTTCGTTAAAGGCAGCAGATTCCAGCTTATAGATCATCGGATTGTCTGCACTTGTTTCCATAACAAAGTAAAGGTCACAAGTACCAAGTACAGCACGGTTTGACTGTCCAAAGTTAATAGTAGAGCCTGCAGTGGTGGCCGTATTCTTCATTACAGCAGGGCCGAACGTAGAATTTTTATCTGCGTCTACAAGACGATAAAAACTTGCTCCTTCAGAAGTAAGATTTGCATTACTTCCCCCTGCTAGAACAGTAATTACAACAGTTCCTGCAGCGCCGCTTCCTCCTCCGAGGGCGGAAGAAGCAATTGTGATTGTGTCTCCGTTTGCAAAGTTAGCGCCCGCAGATACTACAACTGCTGATGCAGTACGACTTCCTGCAGATCCGGCAATTGTTACATCAATTTCCCAGCCTTCTGCAGCACCTGAGTAAGTGACGCCAACACTATCACCATCAATAGTATAAGTACCAGCAGTTGCTACAAGAGCAGGACTAGTTGATGCAACTGTCTGTCCTCCAGCAATCGCGGTATTTGTTAGGCCAAGTCCAGTTGTAGCGTCGATATAATTATCAGCACCCGCCATAACTGCCCAGAGAGCTTCTTCTACAGCGTGGTGCTCACCACTTGTTCTTTTGTACGGTCGTACATAAGTACTAAACGACCACTCCGCAGGAGCCAGAGAGTCGGTAAACACCCTACTACCACGTCGGCTAAGACCGTCGGAGCCTTGCATTTCTGAAAGGGAGATCTCCGATTGGTTTGTAGCCTGGGAGAAACTGAAACCGTCCAAAATAGGAATTTCCCAGAGTTTACTATCAAATCCCAGGTAAAGTTTCGAGTCTCTGCTAAAATATAATTGTTCTGCCATAGCATATCTCCTAGAGATTGAAAGGGCTAGGACGTGAGCCTTTGCTCGTGCCTGCCGTTTCTAGTAATGAACCGAGAGTTGCATCTCCGCGACGCCGAACGGTTCAAGAACACCTTCATCAGTATCGATACTGATTATAATAATATCATGAGTTGTTTGAGTTACGCCCTGTCTGTCAACATAAGCGAGTCTTCCGTTTGCTTCTATAACTGTCTCGATATCTTCTAATAGCTTATCAAGAGCAACTACTGCATCGGTTTCTTTCACATAAACACGAGCTGTGATAGTTAGAAACCTATCTTTATAGCCTGCTCCTTGATATTCTCGTGTTTCTGAGCCTGCATTTAAATGAATCGCTGGAAATGTATCTACTTCGTCCCAAAACTTCAAACGAGGATGTACATTGTCAAATACATCAGTTAAAAAATTACCAGTTTGATTTATCTTTTTTAACTCTGCAACTAAAGCGCCTAAAATTGCTGCCCTACGAGTAGTATAAGTTCTGCTTGTTATTGCCATTACACTCTCCTAGTATAGAACCTTCCCATTGCAAATTGAACTGCGATTTCTCGAATTGATTTATCAATCAATTTTCTTGGATCTCGATCAGGATCCCCCTGCTTATACCCCGGCTCAAATGTTTGATACGGGTTAGTTTTATAGGTATACCCAATACTAGGAAATCCTTGTGCTGTTGTTGCTACATCTGTTACTTTTACTGACGAAGCAAATCTACCTGTTCTGTTTTCTAGTGCTGGGAATCTCATATTTTGCTGTACAATAGTAGGTAACTGATTATTCAGCAATACCATAATATTTAAAGGCATTGAGGCCGGACTTTTTTGCTTAGTAGTAGCATTTTTTTGAGGAATTGGTAAAACTATTCCTTTTTTTGTCTTTACTCTTTTGCCTTTTGGTTTAGCAACACGTTTTTTGCCTACAGATCCTTTTCCACTTTTTGGGTTTTCAGGCTTAAAAGTAGTAGCTTTTACATTTTTTCTTCGTTTTGCAGGTTTTAGTATTTCTTCATTTGCAAGATACTCTGCAAGCCTTTCATCTATTGGCTGGCTACTTTTTCCTGAGCCAGCCTTTTTTATATATTCGGGCGAGTTAAATACTGCTTGTAACTCTTGCTCAATTAAAGGCTTTAAATGAGTCCAATCACTTGACTCTTCTCCGGGAGAGTTTATAGTACTTGGGCCTATTTTACCAGTAATATGAATTTTTCTACCGTCTTTTTTATCTGACTTTTCTATTTGAAATTCAACTCTGTCAAGTATTCCTTCTATTATCTTTAGCGCTTCAGCTTCTCCTGCGGCAGTGGCTTCTAAGCTGCCTAGTTTCTCTGCAATTGTTTGCCCTACTGTTCTACTTGTATGAATAAATTGTGTTCTTCTTGAAAACTGTCGAAGCTCCGTTGAGCCTTCTTTCATTATATTTTTAAAAATGTTTTCAGTAGAGTTACTTTTTAAAAGAGCTATAATTGTATCTTTAGCTTTTTGAGCGTGGTTTCTATTCTGTAAGATTTCGATCTCATTACCCTTCTTATGTGCTAAAAGATGTACTTCCTTAATGCTAGAATTGTAATGCTCTATAAAATTTTGAAAAATATGATCAACTACTGGGTCTACGTCTTTTCTTAGCTTAGTAACACTTACATGTTGCGATGTATTTGCTACAGCTCTTATAGCTTCTGCTTTTTTCATTCTTTTAGGGCTAGAAGGATCTGCTAAATCTTTTTGTTCTTTTCTAAACTTAGCTTGCTCTTTTTTAACTAAATCCCCCATTCGAATTGCTACATAGTTATGAACTAAAAGGGTTTTTATATCTTCTTTACTAATTGTTATAAGATGGTAGCCTTGGCTGTCCGCCCATTTACGGGCTTCTCGTTGTAGTCTATGACCTTTTGCTTCTCCATAGGCGCGTTTTAGCATTCCCTCTAATACTTTAATTGCCATTAGAAGTTTTTATACATATCCAAAATTCGTTTAATATGGTCAGGGAATCCTTTGCCATCTCCGCTAGGAGCATTTTCCATTGTCGCTCCCTGCAGGGTTCTTCGAGTTTTGTGCTCATCTTTAAAATAGTAGTTAATCAAATCAATAACTGCTATTTGAAGATCATAAGGAGTTGCAGAATATCCCGCTGTATATGTTACTTTTATTGCTCCGGCACCCCGAGGCCACGCACGGTATCCATTACCTCGAACATACAAAATACTATCTGTATTTTTATCCAAATAGTAATCATCGGTAGAAACAGTTGTATATGCAGAAGTTACGTCATTTCTTGTTTCTACAGATACTACTGTATTGACAGGGCTTTCAGTTAGCTGAACTGCATACGTGCTCCAGTCAATATTAAATTCTTCTACTTTATTTGTTGTGTAAAAATCTATTATGCTGTTACCACAATAAGTTTTTACTATTTGACTCACGGAATCAATTATACGGCTAATTTTATAATCATCCCGAGGGTTGGTTATTTGCTCCGCATCTTTAAATTGTTGTAAAGTAATTAAATTCGCCATAAGTCAAATAGTAAAAACTTGGGGTGGCGAACCACCCCAGTTTAAAGCAGTTATTAAGCTGCGTATGCAAAAACGACTGAAGCAAAGCCAGTGTTGGCGTGACCTTCAACCAATTGCTCGAAGCCAAGAGATTGGCTAGCAACGAGAGCATTACGCTGGTTACCAACTTGGTACTCAGATTCAATGCTAACACCACGGAGACGAGGAATGACAAAGTTCTTATGGTTAACAAGAACAGCACAATCGCTCGCGGAACCTCGAACGGCGGGCAGCCCAGCAGCGCCGGCGTGATCAGTTACAACTACAGGAGTTGCAAAGATTGAGCCCATTACACCACTAAGCTTGGTTGCCAAATCAGAACCTACATCGGTAATGTCTGCGAAACCTGCGTCTTGCAGAAGATCATTGTATGCGTTGTATGAGCAAATCAGAACCAGGTCCTGAGGATTCATGCCATACTTCTTCATAGCTGCACGTGCAGTAAGAATGTCGTCGCCTACAAGCTTCTCTGTATTAGCAGCAGCACTGCCGCCAGTTACAGTTTGAGAAGTACCGGAGTCCTTATCAAGAACACCAAACTCAGCTGCAGCACCAGAAGAACCAGTACCACTAATTACCATAGTATCAAGAGCACGAGCGTGAGCACGTACCATAGCCTCTCGAATCATGGGAAGAAGTGCAACAAGAGTCATCTCGTCAGTATCGTTGTCGATATAAGTAGTAGAGCTCAATCGACCAGCGATGAGTACTTTCTGACCAGTGCTAAACTTGTTATTAGAAGCAGCAGTACCGCGAGTCAAATCGTTCAAGTTTGCAGGAGAGTTAGACTCGTCCGAAGCAGAACCAGTATTGAACGTAGCGGCTACTGAATCAGGCATGATTGGCAGAATAGTCTGCTTGGTTTGTACAGGAATCTCACGGAAGAATTGAGCAGCGCGAAGTTCTTGCTGCAGTTCCTTCTCAAATTGAGTTTCTACGATGAGGTCAAGCTTTACACCCTGGAGGTTTGCACCAGCGCCAGAGTTAGCAAGAGCATCAATATCTGCACCGTGCTTCTGGAATACTTGCTTAGTAAAGTCAGTGTCCCAGCTACGACGCATCATAGTGCCAAGAATTTTTGCTTCGAGAAGCTCTTGTGCACCAGCAGTCTCAAGAGTCATGATTTGACCGCGGTCAGCAAACTGCTTCTTGCTGTTCTGCATTGCGCGAATCTCTTCGCCTTTCTCTTGAAGCTCGTTTTTATACTTTGCAAGAATTTCTTGAGTTTCTGCATCCTTTTGCTCGAACTCTTTTCGAAGATCTGCAACTAAGCGATCAGCACCGGATTCAATACCAGTACGAATTGACTGCTCAACTTTTTCTTGCTGTACAACCGCAGCTTTTTCAGCTTCGGCTTCGGCGGCCTTTTGTACTTCTGCTTCTTCAGCAGCGGCCTTTGCCTCGGCTTCCACCGTGGCTTTTTCTTCGGCCTGACGAATTGCAATCTTAGCAGCAGTTTCCTCCGCTACTTTCTTAGCAAAAGCGTCTAGGTCGATTTCGGGAGTTTTTGTTTCTTCCGACATAT